CACCTCCATTCTTAAGTGCATTATTATAACCATATATTAATGGCGGTAGAGATAGAATATTACATAAATATATATAAATAACAGTTTGTTATATTGCTGCTGTGTTGGTGGGTATCTTAGTTTGTTCCGTAATATTCCGCATTTTTCCGCAATATTCCACGGTTGGTTTAACAGAATTGTATTGTCTAAAGAAAATGCAAAATAAATTTGACACGTTGCCAAGAAAATCGTATAATTGTCATACTTGAAACAGTTATAAGTAATTAGAACCCTGCCAAATCGGCGGGGTTTTTGCATTTCTAAAGGGAATTTTATGTGGAACTAATACTTTTTAACCGCAAACGGCTAGCAAATTTGTTTGGTGTCTGCACTAAAACAATTGATAAGATGATTAATGATGGTGAATTACCACCAGCAGATTACAGTATTCGCAAGCGCCTGATTTTACTTTGGAAGCCAATTACCATTCAATCATCATTAGATGCTAATAATAAAGCATTATAAAACAGTATAGTACTGTATTGATAGACCTCAGGGCATTAGCTCTGGGGTTTTTTATTGCCAAAGGTTTTGTTATGAGTAACGAACTAAAAGAAATAACTAACTATGATGGGTATGCCATTACTGAGGATGGAAGAGTGTGGAGTTATCCAAAATATTATGTCACACATTTAGGTACAAAAATCAAGATACATAATGGTAAATGGTTATCTCCTATATTACATTCAGATGGTTATTATCTTGTAACTTTGCATGGTATTTGGGGTGAGTTAAAGTGTAGAATACATCGCTTAGTGGCTACCGCTTACATACCTAATCTAGACAATAAACCGCATATAAATCATATAGATGGCGATAAAACAAACAACAACAAAAACAATCTTGAGTGGTGTACACCTGGAGAGAACAACGTACACGCTATTCAGATGGGATTAAGAAAGCCACCAGTAGTTTTATGTGTTTGTTAGTAGTAGAAAATTTGGTAGGTACTCCTGTGGCTTTACGAAATAGTTACGGGGCAAAGACTCGCGGCCTTTCGCTCATTTTGAAATCTCAAAATTACCTTAACTTTGCCTTAACTTTATTTTGTAGCATTTTTGCACCTATTGGGAAATATTAAAATGTATCAATATATTGTTGTAAAATTCAAACTTAACTTTACCTTAACTTTTTAACACCTCGGTTTATACTGAGGCATTTTTATTGGAGTTTATATGTATTTAATTTCGCAATCAGAATTTGCAAAAAAAATGGGAGTTACTAAATCGGCTGTTTCACAATTAGTAAGAGACGGTAAGTTGCCTGTTGACGGTAAAAAAATAATTATGCCAGATGCTGAGTGTAATTATCACAAGCTAAAATCAGGACTTAGGGTGAGTGCGGAACTTATGCCTGAAGTAAAAGTATTTAACACAGGTAAAACTATTCTCATAGAATTAAAGATGGATAAAGTATGTACACAATCACCCAAACAGCTTTTGCAAAAATAATAAATAAAACTAAATCGGCTGTTTCACAATTAGTAAGAGATGGTAAGTTACCCGTTGACGGTAAAAAAATAGTTATGCCAGATGCAGAGCGTGCTTATCACTTACTAAAAAGTGGTCTTGGATTAGCAGCTGCCGCAGCAGCGCCAGAAGTTTTAGAACCTGGACAATTTCCAATAAAATCTGATGGCGATGCCAGTATGCAAGATTTATTAAATGCCAAAGTTAAAAAAGAAAATGCACTGGGTGATCTGCACGATGTTAACTTAAAAAAAATCCAAGGTAATTTAATTTCTCTTGATGATGTTTGTAAAGCAGTGACTAGTGTTGGTGAAATTGTCCGCAACGAATTAATAAATTTACCAACTAAAATTGCATCAACTTTAGTTGATTTAACTGCTACTGAAATTCAATACGCACTCGATGATGCAATTAATGAAATTTTAACTAATCTTTATGATATGCAACATGAATATACTGAACAATCAAATCCGTCAGATACTTCGCCTATATTTAGCGGCGAACAAGCCTAAACCACGCTTAACCATTAGTCAATGGGCTGATCAATGTCGCTACATTGCGCGCGGGACTGGTCCAGAGCCTGGACGTTGGAAAACAGCACGTGCACCATACACCCGTGAAATTATGGACGTGTTTAATTCCTCAGAGAATATGATTGTGGTTATGGCAAGCTCACAAGTTGGTAAAACAGAAATTGCGCTTAATATTATGGGGTATTATATGGCAGAAGATCCGTCGCCAATTATGTATTTACTTCCTACCGATGGTTTTGCAAGTGACTTTTCTAAAACTAGAATTGAACCAAGTATTAAAGCAACGCCAGTATTACGTGATTTATTTGTAAATTGTAAAGATGGTGATAATACTATTGAGCTTAAAACATTTGCATCTGGATATTTAGCAATTTATGGTTCACAAAGTCCAACTAAATTATCAAGTAAAGCAATTAGAGTTCTAATTGCCGATGAATTAGACAGATTCTTGGATATCCTTAAAAAAGAAGGTTCACCATTTAAGCTGGCGTTACAACGCACAACTAACTTCTGGAATAGTAAAGTTTTAGCAATTTCGACGCCAACAGTAAAAGAAACATCGCAGATTGTAGCGTTATTTGAGAAAAGTGATAAACGTTATTACCATGTACCATGCCCAGATTGTGAGCATGAGTTTGTTTTAAATTGGCAACAAGTTAAATGGATGCTTGACGATAAGCAGCAATTAATTGTTGATTCAGTTTACCTTGAGTGTCCAGCTTGCTTTTTTAAAATTATTGATAAGCATAAGCCAGCATTACTCGCTAATGGTAAATGGATTGCGACAGCGCCACATAAAACCATGCCAGGCTTTCATATTTCTAGTTTATATAGTCCATGGGTAAAACTTGCTGATTTAGCAGCTGAATTTGTTGAAGCCTCATCATCTGGCAATAATGCCATGTTACGCGAGTTTATTAATCTAAAACTTGGTGAACCGTTTGAAGAAATATTACTGGAGTTAGATCCTGAATTATTATTGAGGCGCAGAGAGTTTTATAACTGTGAATTACCTGATGGTGTACTGTATCTTACCTGTGGTGTTGATACTCAGGGTGATAGATTAGAGTACCAAATTATTGGCTGGGGGATAGGTTATCAGGCTTGGGTTATCAAATATGGGGTTATTTATGGCGATTTAACGTTAGAACAACCTTGGAAATCTCTTGATGCGATATTGTTCCAAAAGTATTTATTCGCTGATGGGCGGGAGTTACCAATTCATATTGTGTTTATTGATTCGGCTGGTAATCATACGAATGATGTATATAAATACACTATGTTGCGTAATCAGATGAATGTGTACCCAATTGTTGGGCGCTCGGGTGATAAAAGTATAATCGCTAATATTTCAAAAAATAATGTATATAAAACGACATTAATTACAGTTGGGGTTGATGCTGGGAAGAGTAGATTATTTCGTTCATTGCATATTGAAGAGTTTGGGGCTGGGTATATACATTTTCCACGCGAAGAAAGTGCTAATTGTAATAGTTATTACTTTAACATGTTAACTTCAGAAAAAAATGAAGTCGTTTTAAAGAGCGGGCGCTATGTTTCAGTGTGGACAAAAATTACAGTTCGGAATGAAGCGCTAGATACTTTTGTGTATGCTCTAGCTGGGGTGGAGATGCTTAAACCTAATTTTGAAGAACAGGCTATTTTAGTAGCAAATTTACCAACAGCCAAACAACAAATAAAAGCTGTTACACAAAAACCAAAACGGCGGATTATATCAAGTGTAGGAGGTATATATGACTAGTTTAGACCACGCGCAAAGAATGTTAAAAGCATGGCAAGATGCTGAGTATGCAGCAGCAACCGGTAATAAAAGTTACATGATTGATGGGCGAAGTATTACAAGGTATAGCTTGGCTGAAATTAGCCAACAACTTAATTACTGGACTGTGCAAATTAATAAAATCCAGCAAAGCATGAACTCGACATCAAGAGTTGGAAGGATGATACCGTGGGGAAGGTAAAAAAAACCGAAAAGAAATCCATGGCATCAAGCCCAAAGCTACACCTTCAGAAAAATATAGGCAAAAAAGCTCTGCAACTAGCTAAAAATTACCTACAAACTTCTGGAACTGGTTATGGCAGGACTGGTGCAGGTAATCATGGCTCAATGAGGGGGTGGGATGATCATAGTTCTAATGCCGATAATGATTTAGTTGTAAATCGTAAAAAATTAGCTCAGCGTTCGCATAGTTTGTTTATGGATTCGCCGTTAGCTAACGGAGTTTTGAAAGATATTGCCCAAAATGTTACAGGTGGTGGATTAACACTTAAATGCAATATTAATTATGAATACTTAGGTATTTCACATGAGGAAGCCCGTAAACTAGAGAAAAATATTGAATTTGAGTTTGGCGTATGGGCTAATAATCCTTATTCTTGTGATCTTGAGGGTAGTAAATCGTTCGATGATTTACAAGTTTTAGCCATGTTATCAGTGCTCTTATCGGGTGATGTATTTGTGGCAACACCATTACGCGCGCGTAAAGATTCAATTTATGATTTAAGAATTAAACTAATTTCTGCGCATCGGATTGATGATCCAATGTACAAAGATGTGACGTTGAATATTTTGAATGGCATTGAAGTTGATGGTGATGGTTTTCCTGTGGCGTATTATGTTTGGAATCACCTACCTGATGATCCACAGTTCGCCAAAATTGAAGCACCCCAAGCGGTGCGCATTCCTGCCTTTGGTAAGTTAACTGGTCGGCGAAATTTACTGCATTTATTTACTGCCGAACGACCAGAGCAGCGCCGCGGTATTCCAATACTGTCACCCATAATTGAAATGTTTAAACAATTAAACGTGTATAGTGAAGCTGAAATTACCTCCGCAGTGGTTAGCAGTATGTTTAGCGTGTTTATTACTAAAAAAGACCCTACGGAAGCTCTTTTTGATGTAATAAAAAATAATGCTAACCTTAGAATGGATGATTTAAGTCCACAGCAAGAGAAATATGAAGAGTATGCGATGAAGCCAGGTATGGCAATGACTCTACAACCCGGTGAAAAGATAGAGACTGCCAACCCTAGTCGTCCAAATACTGCGTTTGATGGTTTTGTTATGTCGGTATTAAAGCAAATTGCAGTTGGATTGGGTTTACCGCCCGAATTTATGCTTAAAAATATGAATTCTAGTTATTCGGCATCACGTGCCGCGGTGTTGTTGGCTTGGGAGATGTTTTCAACGCGTAGAAGGTGGTTAGTTAAGACATTTTGTCAACCAATTTATGAGTTGTGGTTATCTGAAGCGGTTGCTAAAAGTCGGGTTAATATGCCTGGCTTTTTTAATGATCCTATGGTACGCGCAGCATGGTGTAAAACTACTTGGGTAGGAAGTCGTCCAATTCAATTAGATCCGCTAAAAGATGCGGCTGCCGCCAAAATGAGAATTGATGAGTGTTTAACTACTAGAGATCATGAGGCAGCTGAGTTAGGGCGGTCATTTGATGATAATGTTCCAATCCGAGAGGCTGAAGAATCACAAATGGATGAAGTTCGTCGGACGGAAAAAATACTGTATCGTGGTTCAGTTGATGCTAACGAAAGTTTGAAAGGTAAAAATGGAAACAATAAATCTAAAAATAAATCCAAAAGCAAACAAAGAAGCTGAGTTGCTTGTTTATGGCTATATTGGTGGTTGGGATGTGCAATCTCGTGACTTTGTTCGGCAATTAAAAGAACTTGATGCTGGTACAACCTTACGAATTAGAATTAATTCGGGTGGTGGAAGCGCATTCGAGGGTTTAGCTATTTATCATGCATTACGAAGATACTCAGGGCATAAAATCGTTGAAATTGATGCTTTAGCGGCAAGTGCAGCAAGTATTATCGCGATGGCTGGCGATGAAATAATTATGCCAAAAAGTACGTTCATTATGATTCACAATGGCTGGACATATATGGAGGGTAACTCTGATGAGTTAACTCATGCGGCTCAGATGATGGCTGAACTAGATAAGTCGATGGCTAATATTTATGCGTCACGCACAGGGAGAGACTTTGCGGCAATAAAGCAAATGATGGATGATGAAACGTGGTTAAGCGCTGATACGGCGCTAGAACTGGGCTTTGCAACGTCGATTATCGAAGATGTAGCAATTGCAGCGTCTTTGCGTGGAAGTAATTATTTGGTAAATGGAGTTGAATTTAATAATATTCCAGATAATATAAAACAGATTGTTACAGCGGCGCAAGCTAGTAGCAATAAAAATAACGTAACCTCTAAAAAAGGAAATCAACCTATGGATTTACAATCTTTGATGCAGTCGCATCCAGAGTTATATAAACAAATTGAAGCTGCGGCACATAAAGCTGGTATTCAAGCTGGTATCACCGCTGAACGCGAGCGGATTAAGGCAATTGAAGAGGTTGCAGTACCTGGACATGAAGCGTTAGTCATTGAGGCTAAATATGAATCAGGTATCACCGCACCAGATTTAGCGATGAAGATGATGGCTGCTGAAAAAAATGCGCGTACGCAATACAGAGCCAATAATGAAGCTGATGCTGATCCGCTAAAGAATATTAGTGCTGGAACTTCGGAGCCTTCAGATGATGGTGAGATTCCCGCCAATATTATGGCATCATTCAAAACTGCTTTTAATAAAGGAAGATAAGCATGGTAGAAAATAAATTTGAATATAGTAATTTGTATGCTGGTCCAAAGGTAGTTACTCGTGATACTTTTGTTTTGTCAAAAGGGCAGAGTGTTAAAGCTGGTACTGCATTAGGGCGACTAGATAATGGTGAAGTTGTTCCGGTAGATAGAATGCGCTCTGATTCAGCTAAAACAATTTATTGCATCGCGTCGGAAGATTGTGATGCAACTAGTGAAGCAAAGCGTATGGTGGTGGATTTGGAAGGCGAATTTAATGTTCGGTCGTTAATTTTTGCTGCGGGTAATACGGCAGCGAATCATGAGATTCAAGCGCGTACAATGGGTATGTACTTTAAATCTTCAATTGCAAAATAAGGGGTTAATATGGATTTATTTACTACTCGTATGATGTTGCGCATGTTAAGTCAAACATTGCCAGCACAAACATTTTTTAAAGATACCTTTTTCGCGAATCGGGTAACTTTACAAACTGAATTAGCTGATATCGACATTCGCAAAGGTACGCGTCGTGTTGCTCCGTATGTCAAACGCAATATTGGGCACACGGTTGTTGAGCGGCAGGGTTTCACAATGCAAACCATCAAGCCTGAATTGATTGCACCAATGACAATTACAACTGCAGAAGATGTAATTAAGCGCTCTGCTGGTGAAAATATCTATGGTGCTAAATCACCAAATGAGCGTATGGTTGAGATTATTGCGCGCGATTTACGTGATTTAGATGACATGATTACTCGTGCAGAAGAGTTACAGTGTGCTCAAGCATTGTACAAAGGTAAAATTATCATGCCGATTATGGATGATAAAGGTAATGTAGTTGATACGGTGGTCGTTGACTATTCTGATTATTGGAATTTTGATACGGTAAATTGGGAAGATGTCAAAGCATCTAATCCAAGTGCTGATTTCCGTCGATGGAGACGTACAATTACCCAAAATTCAGGTCTAAATGGTGACATTGCTATCATTGGTGCTAATGCTCTGGAATGGATGTATCTTAGCGAAAATTGGCGCGAAGAGCAAAAATTTATTCAAACTAATTTTGGGAACTATACACCAAAAAATAAACCAGAAGGCGCGACGTTTGTTGGGTACTCTCCATCGTTGGGACTGGAGATGTATACAGTTGATGAATGGGTTTTGGACATGGCAACTAACAAAGAAGTACCATTAGCTGATCCAAATATGATTTTAGTCGCTTCAACTAAAGCTTATACTTCATTAATCTATGGCATGATTTATGATGTAGCAATTGGTTCGTTTGCAGCACCGCGTGTGCCAAAATCTTTTATTCAACAAGAGCCAAGCGCGCGAATGTTAAAATTATCATCAGCTCCGATTGCAGTACCACATCAAACAGATGGTTTTATTGCTATTACTGCTTGTACTCGAGCACCAACGGTAACAGATAAATTGCAAATTGCCGAAGCAAGAAAGTCAGAACAAACTGAACAACTTTCTACGGTAATCGAAAATGCTGTTGATTCTATCGCCGAAGCGAAGTCCAAAAAACCTACCGGTAAATAGTTTTTGGTCAAATGGCAGTGTTTAACACTGCCTTTTTTATTGAGAGTGAAAATGAGTGCATTCAAAGAACAGATAAACCGCGACCTAAATGCTTTTATAAATACTGATGAGTTTGCTGATTTTCATAATCTTAATGGTACTAATTTAGCGTGTATAGTTAGCACTAGTGAAAGTATGGCACGTACTTATTCGCGCAATTCATCGTTTGATGACAATATTTTTGAGTGTGACATGGTTATTTGCTATAAACAAGCTGATTTTCAACAAGTGTTTATAGCTAGAAAGAGTCAGGTTTATTTAGATAATATTCTCTATCAGGTTGAGCACTATAGCGTTGATAATGGTTTGGTTACCTTAAAGCTTAATAGGACTGCATAATGGCTAAAAAATCGTTAATCTCATTTAGTGCTAGTGGGTTACATTTAGCACAACTAACCTTACAAGATATTAACAATGGGATGAATAAGGCGGTTAAAAATTCAATTAACACTTCATTAACTCAGGCGCGTCGTGATTTCTATGCTGCAATTTTACAAGAATATGCGCTAAAAACTCCTAAAACTGACGAAAAGTCAGCGATTGAAATAGTTAGAGCAGCACCAAATAAATTATCTGGGTCACTGCGCTATAAATCTAGATCGTTGTCAATGATGCATTTTGGAATTAATCCGCGAAATATCCCATCGCAAAAAGGTAGAACGCTGCGCCAGCGTAAACGCGTAACCACTGAAGTTATTCGTGGTAATCGCTCGCGCTGGAATCATGCGTTTATGGCTAAAATGCCAAACGGAGGTATTGGGTTATTTGAGCGGACTGGAGTTTTCCATAATGTAAGTCGTAATACTAAATTTACTCGGTGGCGTGCAGGAGGTGGTAAGCAAGTTAAAACTGAATTTATTCGCCAAAAATATAGCACCTCGGTACCGCAAATGGTGGGTGCATCACTTAAAAGAGATTCAGGGCTTAAGGAGCGGATTCAGCAAATTGGTGATATGAAGCTCAATGAACAAATCGAAAAGTTATTAGCAAAGGCGGGTAAATGATAGTTGAGTTAAATGAGGTTAAGCTTGTTGATGAATTAACTAAATGGTGCAAAAAATGGTTAGCAGATGTAAGATTTACTCAAGAAATGGAAACTGATATTGGTGTAACCATGGATCAATTATCAACCACCCCGCAAGTATATAAGTATTATTTGCCGTTAAATAATACCGCAATAAATAATGATGTAGATCGTGCGCAATTTCCATGTGTGATTGTTCGTCCCAATGGCTCAACAGTTGGTTTTGAAGATGGTGAAAATTACGAAGATTTTGATATTGATTTAGTGGTTTTTGTTTCTGAATTTGACACGGTTAACCGCTATCAATTTGCGCTTTTAGCTAAAAAACTACTGATTAATGGTTTGCTAGGGATTCCGCGACATGTGTTAGCACAAGCTTTTTTGCTTAATCCAACAATTAAAACCACAGTTTTTGATGATTCACAGTCTCCTAAAGGTGGATTAGTGATTTCAACTACTTGGCGAGTCTATTTGCCCGCAACTAAGGTTGGTGATATTCGTGATTATAAATTTTAGGGTAGAGTGATGATGCAAAAGCAAAACCCCGACGAGTTGGACGCTCATATGTCGGGGTTTTTATATTGAGAAGAAAGGAATTATACCATAAATGGATTTATATAGTAATAGGAGTTTTATCATGGCTCTAGAAATTATACGCGACTCTGTGTCATTACAGGCGTTATTGTGGGGTGTTATAGCAATATTCGTCATAAAATATTTACCGCCATTAATTATGGTATTGAAATGATGGTGTGATATAATATCACACGATTAAATACCATACTTGGAGACCATTATAAAAACTACATCGAATAAAATTGATAAATTTATTGATGGTGTTGCTCAAATTTTAGATATTTTCCCAGCAAAAAATAAAATAAAATTAGCTGAATTTACTTCACCACGCAGTGATATGGATAATTTAGTAAATGATTGGCACAACGTAGGTGATGATATGAAATCAGCAATGCAAAGGTTTGAACGTGACTACAAAAGTATTTATTTATAGTAAAAAGAAATCATAAGATTTAAGATGATAAGAGGAGATGTTATTATGTCTAAAGCAATTCAGCATTTTTTATTCGGCTTTGGATCGGTTTTAAATATTTTTGGTGGGAATGACTATCTGCCTGATTTACGCAAGGGCTATCTGCGAGACTATCAACAATTAAAAAACTCTAGTAAAAATATTATGAATGATTTTACCAAGGTTACTAATGAGCACAAACAAAAAACAATTCGGAGTTAGAACGTCCAAAGGTGAAGTAGTATATCAAGAACATTCTAGTGATACACCTATATTACCACCAATTGAATACTTGGAAAGATTAGAAGATAAAGAGCCTGGTAGTATAAAATGGTTTATGGAGCAAACATCCATAGAGGCAGCTGATAGACGTAAACAATTAAATAGATTAATAACAATAACTCAAGTTGGGCAAGTATTGGGGTTTTTAGTCGCCATTGGTGGCTTAGGTACGACAATTGCGTTAGCATCAATTGGAGCAACTACAGCAGCTAGTGTAGTTGGTGGAGCAACATTAATTTCTTTAGTGAGTGCATTTGTTATCGGACAAAGAATAAAATAAAAGCAATATAATATAAAAAGGCTGCCGAAAGGTAGCCTTTTTTCATGGCACAAGAAGTGGGATAAATTAGAAAAAATGTGATATAATACGGGCAGGAATTAGTAACTCCTTGAATTTACGTCTAGCAGCGCCAACTGTTCACTGGCTTTTTTTATTTTCCACGCCCAAAAAATCAATGGGTTGGAGTGTTGCCAAATACCTAATAAGCAACAGCCGTCTAGACGCGGTGTTACTAAGCTCCAGCCCTACCCACAAGGTAGATAATTAGTAACAATTTTCGTCTAGGAAATTATCATGACTAAACAATTGCCAATGGCAACAAATTCGTCCAGAACATCTAAACAACACGTTTTAGTTAATCTTCTCAACTGTTTTACTTTTGTTGACACTGAAAAACAGTTAGTTACGGCTGCACCAATATTTCTGCATCTGGGTTATAAAATCAGTGATTCAGCCCAAGCAATATTATCGCAGCCGATGGTGTTGCAATATACTAATTGTACTGAATTTGCTCCCCGTGAAGCTTTATTTATTAGCATAGCTCAAATTGGTGAGTTAATTGTTAATGCGCCAGAAGCTAAATATATATCTCACGTACTTGAATTTGTAAAAAACACGCTAATGCCATTATTTAAGCCAGCAGCACCTCAAACGTCACCAGAGACAAATAAAATTGAATTAAATCCAGTTAAGGCAAGCGAGCCATTAATGATGTCGAGCCAAGAGATTGCAAATGTTGTTAAACGTCGTCATGATAATGTTAAGCGCACGATGGAAATGTTACAAAACAAAGAGTTAATTTCGATTACTCAAATTGAGGAACCGACAAAAGGTGGCGGAAAACCTAAAACAATATACTATGTTAACAAACGAGATAGCTACGTGGTAGTCGCGCAACTTTCGCCAGAATTTACCGCCGATTTAGTGGACCGCTGGCAAGAATTAGAAAATCAATTAGCTGGTGGCGTGCCGCAAATTAGCGCACAGCCTGTTGCTACAACTCCAGCGTTACCAAGCGCCAAAGATTTAGCGCGCATGGTCATACAATCCGAGGAAGAGAAAGAGCAGTTACAACGTAGCTATAATTTCTTGGGTGATGAACTTTGCCAAGCAATTCGAGAAAAGGCGCAAATTGGCTCCAAGCGCGAAGCTTCAGCATTAGGCAAATTAGCCCGTGCGAATGATAAGCTCAAGTTGCGCGATGAGAAAATTTGTCAACTTGAGGCAAAATTAAGCAGCCCTGTGTCAGAATATGAGTATGCCACAATTTTAGCGGTGCAAAGTCGGCTAAAATATATAAAAGTCAGCGGTTTGAAATTAACTTACTTCTGTAATCGAAATGGTTTAGTCATTAAAGACATTCCAGATGACCGTTATGGTGCGGTACATTCGTATCCAGCGCAAGCATGGCGAGATGTGTATCAGATTGATATAAATGCAGTTTTAAATAAGGTAGCATAAAATGGCAGAAAAATTTAGTAATTATTTTAATGGGCGGATGGTGCGTTTTCTGGAACATGAAGATCGGTTGTATGTTGATACCGATGATCTGGCGTTACTCTTTACCGAGCCAACCAAGCATTAATTTGAGTGTTACCAGCCAAACCGGTAACCGAGTAAAACAGATAGTTATAACTAAAGCCACCTTCGGGTGGTTTTTTTATTGCCATAGTGGCAGATTAGGAAAGGGTGAAGATGTCAGAATATAAACATGGGTCATTTGCTAAAGAGTTGCCAACGGCAATTCAGGGGGTGATTACTACTTCAGCGGGGATTTCGTTTGTAGTTGGAGTTGCTCCAATTAATCAAGTTGATGAGAATAACGTTAATCAATTGGTCAGATTAACTAGCTTAGCGGATGCGGTAACTAAATTTGGGTATGATGATGATTTTGAAAGTTACACCCTTTCAGAAGCAACTTTTGTATTTTTTAGTTTGTATCGGGTAGCGCCAGTTTATTTTGTGAATGTGCTAGATCCAGCCAAACATAATAAACCTGTGGACCCAGAAATAAATCCACAAATTAATGCTCAGGTGGTTTTATCACAAAAAGGTGCGATTAAATCAACTGTAGTAGTCAAAGTTGCCGAAGTGATTAAAGAGTTGGGTAAAGATTATAGTTTAGCGTTCAATGAGAATAATTTACTCGTAGTTAGTGCGATTAGTGGTTCGAGCATTAAACCAGCCGATAAGTTAACTACTACGTACAGCGTGGTAGATCCAAGTAAAGTCACAAGTAAAGAAATCATTGGTGGGGTTGACATTAAAGGTGTTTACTCTGGCATTGAATTGGTGCAAAAAATGCGTCCTAAGTATCGTCAGTTACCAGGTTGTTTAATTGCGCCTAAATTTTCTAATGATTTATCAGTGGCGCAGGCTTTATTATCTAATGCTAAGTCCATTAATAAGAAATTTATTGCCGATGCTTTAATTGATTTGAATACCAGCACCATGAAAACTTATGCTGATGCCGTTGAAGTTAAATCCAAAGCTGGATTAACTGATCCGCATTATTGCGTATGTGTTGGCGATTTGCTTGTAGCAGGAGTGCGTCATAATCAATCAACTCATTTGGCAGCAGTTCGTCAGTATGTCACAGCAGTTAACGATGGTGTGCCGAATAAAAATTCATCAAATAAGAGTTATCAAATCAATGGCTATCAAATTAATGGCAGTGATCCAGATCTTGAAGAGTCACAAGCGGAACATTTAAATGCCAATGGTATGATTGTTGCGCTTAATAGTGATAATGGTTGGGTTAGCTGGGGTAATCGTACCGCATGTTATCCTGGTAATCCAGACGTTAAAGATTATGATATTGCTGTGCGGCAGATGGGTAATTATTTAATCAATAATTGCATTATCGCGACTATGCCTAATGTGGATGAACAAATCGACCGAGCCTTTATTTTGCGCGTTGAAACTAAACTGCAGAATTGGTTAGACGGGTTGTATGGCTCTGGCAAATTAATTAGCGGCAGCATTTCATTTCCAATTGATGAAAATCCACTTGATGAATTACTCAACGGTAATGTTGTATTTTATCTTGAGTATTGTACCGCCACCACGGCATCATCAATCACCACTAAGGTAGCGTTTAACGCTAAGGATTTATTAACTATTTTTGGAGCAGCATAATGAGTTGGCATGGTGGACAAACACAGCAGTATGCGATGTATATCGATGGGTATGATTTGCTTGGGGTTGTAGAATTTACACCGCCTGAGTTCACGCAAAAAACTATCACTTTGGGCGGTTCGGGTATTTTAGGTGAAATTGAATTACCTGCACCTGGGCTATATGAAAAAATGGAAGCTGAAATTAAGTTTAATCAGGTTTCACAACCAGCATTTAAGTTATTGGATTTAAACAATAAATTAATTGAGCTTAAAGCTGTTATTAATGGTATCAATGGTGAAACACATGCTATTGAAGGCAAGGGATTTTATTTTGCTATTCAAGGTTCGCATAAGAGCTTCTCAATTGGTGCAATTAAAGTTGGGGAGTTATCTGAAACGGCCTTTAAGATGGAGTTAACCTCAATTGAAGCGCGCTTGGATGGTCAGAAATTATTCAAGATTAATAAGTTGAGTGGCATTGTTGAGCAACTGGGTGTTGCTGCAATTAAAAAAATTACTGATTATGTATTTTAAGGAAAGTCTGGTAATGTAAAAGCAAAACCCCGACGAGTTAGTAGCTCATGTGTCGGAGTTTAATTATTTAACAAAGAGGATTTTATCATAAAACAAGAAAATAATTTTTATTTTAATTTAAATAGGTGGTTTTATATGTGCCTAAGACTAATTAGCAAATCAAAAGCGCTGTTGACGTTATTGTGGGGCATTTTAATTATGATTTTTGCAACCTTTGGGTTACCAAAAATTTTAGAGATATTTTTTAAATAAGTAATTTTTAGGAGTCGTTATGTTACATAAATTGAAGAAACCATATGTGTTCAATGGTCAAGAATATACTGAAGTAGATGTACCGTTAGAAGATTTGACTGGTATGGATTATGAAAAATCTTGCCAACAATTTAAAACACTAAATAAAGATTTTGTTGGCGCTGTCGAATTAGAACCAGCATTTTTAACGCAAATTTTAGTAAATGCTAGTAAAAAACCATCTGAGTTCTTTACTGGTTTACCGATGAATGAATATATTAAATTGAAGTTTGCGGTACAGAATTTTTTGCTGGCATAGATAGTCTAGATACTTTGCGCAAGGGGTATATTTCACTTTCTAAGGTTACTTATACCCCTATAACATTTTGGCAAAATTTGCCGATAAATGAATTGCGTGATTATCTCAGATTATCGGTAGATGAATAGGGGTTAAGCCCAGTCAAGACGCTCGGTCATAATCGGGATCACCAGGATACACTATTCTATAAGATGAATGAGCAAGGTATAATGTTTTAGCCGTTTTTTCTCTTTCGGTGTATGCTTTTATTGCTGCTAATTCTGCTAGTTTTTGGTTATTATATATACGTAACTCATCGCGAGTCATGTTTTTAAGTTTATTTTGTAATTTTTTTTCAGCGTAAATTAAATAGACGGCTCGGGTTAAAAATATACTAGATAAACCAAATAAGATAATTATTGTAATCATTTGTAAATCCTTGAAATTTAACACTATATTATACCATAAAATGAGGTTATTATGTCATCTAAAGAACATAAAATAGCATTTGAGCTTGATGCTAAGCTTAAATCTACATTTTCTAGTAGTTTTGTTGCGGCTACAACAAACTTAGGTAAATTAGAGAAGAAAATAAAAGATTTTGAATTAGCTGGCGCTAAGGAGTCCGCCTTTGATGCGAATCTAACTAAAACTCATCGTAAAGTTTTGGAGTTAAACCGAGACCTATCACAATTGAAGATTAAAAATAATGAGCTGGCTAGAGAAATAAAAAATACCGATGCCCCAACTAAGGAACAAATTAGAGGTTTTGAAAAATCCTGTAAACAAGCTCATGCAATGAAAGAAGAGTTATTGGAATTACGCTCCGCTGAGTCACAAGCTAAACAATCGTTAGATTCACAATCTAAGGCGGTGCTGGAACTTGGAAGAGCTTACCACAAAGCTGCGGAAGAAGCGAACAATCTTCAGCGTGCACAGGAGTTAGAAGCGCGGATAAATACAGCCCAGAAATCTATGAAAGAAAGACAAGTAGCTTATGCCCTACAAACGCAAAAATTGTCAAAGGTAGAAAAAATAGCAGCACTACATAAAAAATCTGATAACTTAATGATGACGGCATATAACAATAAAGCATATATGGATTCAATGATTGGGTTAACCGCAAAGTTGGCGCATCCAATTCAAAAAGCTTTAGAGGTGGAAGCAGCCGCAGCTCAAGTGCAAAAAAATATTCATTTTGAATCACTCAAGGAGTATAAGCAATGGCAAGATAAGCTTTTTCAACTAAGTCAGAAGAGTCCTGTTTCACAAACTGAATTACTTCATATGGCAGAACAAGCTGGTGCATCTGCTATTGCAAAGGATCAGATTTCTGGTTTAGTTCAGGAGGCTGCTAAATTATCTTCTGTTATGCGAATATCTGGCGAAGATGCGACTAAACTACTAATTGATTGGCGTACTGGTTTAAATTTAACTCAGACCGGAGCTAATTCATTAGCTGATGCTTTGGTTAACTTAGGTGATAAATCAGCAAATAGCACTAGTTGGTTAGCTTCATTTGTTGCACAATCTGGACAAGAGGCTCGGATGGCTGGATTAGCGGCAGAGCAAACTGCAGCATTTGGCTCTGCAATTACTGGTATGCAACCTGAGAAAGCTGCAACTGGGTTTATTGCTATTACCAATGCAATGACTAAAGGTGTTAAGGTAACAAAGTCTCAGATCGAGGTTTTTACCAAATTAGGTGTGAATGTCAAGCAATTGCAAGATGATATGCAGATAGATGCGGTTAAGGCTATAACTAAAATAGTAAATTTAATCCGCACAAAAATACCTAAAGCCCAGCAGTCTGCTGTGTCTTCGGCTTTAGTTGGCGCAACTGGTGCTCCAGTGATGGCTCAGTTAATAAATAATCAAGCGCTAATAGAAAAACAACTTAGCATTATAAGTAATCCAACTAATTATGCTGGGCGTGTAGATAAAGAAGCAAGCATTGTAAATTCCTCAACATTAGCGCAAATTCAGTTGTTAAAAAATAATATTGATAGTTTACAACTAACTTTAGCAGAGGCTTTTTTACCTACCGTTAGTGATATTATTGATGTAGCCAAAGATGTTGTTACTGAAATTAAACCATGGGTTGAACAACACAAAAAACTTTTGGATGGCGCAGTTCCATTGGCCGCTGGACTTGCTGGTATTAGCATAGCAGTAACTGGAATGACGTGGTTGTTTTCTGGAACATTTGCAATTGCTCTTAAAGCAGCAGCTGCGGCAATGTGGGTATTTAATGCCGCAATGAAAGCTAATCCGATTGTTTTAGTTGTTTCAGCAATAGCAGGTATGAGTTTTGCACTATATGAATTTTTCACGCAAACTGAAACTGGTAAGCAATGTATTGATAAATTAGTGGATGGAATAATGTGGTTAATGGATCGAGCTCAGAAACATATTGCTATGAGGGTTCAGCAGATTATTGATGTTTGGAATAAAGTAAAAGAAATTGCTGGTAAAATTCAAGATTATTTTACTGGAGATAGTAAAACAGCTCAGATAAATGTAGTTCATCAGCAAGGTAAAAATGATTTTAACACGAATCTAGATCGCTTAATTAAGAGCCAACAAACCAAAGGTAGTCAAAATATAACCTATAATGCGCCACAAACCATCACAGTTAATAGCGGTGATCCTGATGCTATAAAACAAGCGGCAGGTAAATCGTCTAAGCAAGCGCAAACCGATTTTAATAAATGGTATGACAATGGTATTAGATTTGCGCCGTAAAGTGAATTAGAAAAGCAAAACCCCGACGAGTTGGAAGCTCATATGTCGGGGTTTTATGATTATTACAGGAGTAATTATAATTGAAATTATGGCTTTTTGTCAATAAAGGAGCTAATCAAATGGCTGATAAAATAGAAAATAAATCAAAGTTTAGATATTTTGCTTGGGGTGCATTGATTTGTATTACTATATTAATGCCGATAGCTTGGCAATTAAAGGGTATTATTGCTTTATTTGTACGTTGAATGTAAAATAAATGTTGGGATATGAAATGTGTGAAATACTAGAAAAAGGCAGAAATTTACGTAGATTTATTCTTGAATTGGTTGGGTCATATGTATTACGATATTGTTGCTTCCAATATCGTGGGCGTTTGCAAAATGGTTATTTAAATTATAATGATGTGATATAATACCGAGAGAAAAAAACCACCCCGAAGGGTGGTGAAAAACTACTTAGTCAATTTGATTAATTGAATAAGCTGGTTGGCTAAATTAATAATTGAAGTAATGGCAGAAATTACAACAATCATAGCTTCCAGTTTTTTCATAGTACTCTCCTTTCTCTGCCCGGAAAGCACTAACCACTCAGGCGTCCAACCATTAAGAGGTTAGCGCGGAGAGCAGGCGAGGATTATAGCATAAAACCCACTGAATAATACCAGTGGGTTTTT